TGATTTTGGTACTTACTATGCTTCTGTTGACCCTGTGTCAGAAGGGAAAACTACTACATCAGACTCTTTGTGTAGTATTTTTGTCTATAAAAATCCCGTAGAAGTTACTAAAGAAACCCCCTCGGGTTTAGAGACCTTCATAGAAGGTGACAAAATTGTAGCCTCATGGTGTGGTAGATATGATGATATCAATCAAACACATGAACACTTAAGACTTATTATAGAATGGTATAATGCCTGGACTATTGTTGAGAATAACATTTCTCTGTTTATTCAATATATGATAGCAGAAAGAAAACAAAAGTACTTAGTACCCAAAAGTCAAATAGTCTTTCTAAAAGAACTAGGTTCTAATAGAAGTGTATTCCAAGAATACGGATGGAAAAATACAGGTACTTTGTTTAAGAGTCATTTAATTTCTTATGCTATTGAGTTTATCAGAGAAGTAACACATGAAGAGACGGGAGAAGACGGTGTGATATATAAAAAAACATATGGCGTAGAAAGGATCCCAGATCCAATGTTAATCACTGAAATGTTACAATACTTCCCTGGACTTAACGTAGACAGATTGGTAGCCTTTGCTGCTTTAGCTGCGTTTTCTAAAATGCAACATGCAAACAGAGGATATGTTAAAAGACGAGAAAGGGATAAATCATTGGAAGTTTTGGATAAACCGCAAAAAAGACGTAAATTAAATACGAGTCCTTTTAGGAATATTGGTAAGGGTAAATCTAAGAATACAAGCCGTAATAAAAGAAACCCGTTTAAAAATATAGGATAATGATAGATTATGTGATGACGTGCTCAAACCCTAACATAACCGATATAGTGTATATTTATATAGAGTACTGAACATCAGACTAACATGAAACTATATAACGCACTAGACCTTAAAAAGGGGGCTAAAGTTGACAAGTCTCCCGTCAACGCCTCTTTAACACAACCCCTACAGTTTCTTCCTTCAAAGAAGAAGGACAACGATTGGGCTGCTTGGAATTTAGATTGGCTTGAATTAAAAGGGATGGACCAGCTTAAGAAAAACGCGCGTCGTTTACTTAAGAACTATAAACTTGCAAAAGGTATTATAGACAAAACAGACTACATCGTAGAAGAAGATAATGAGTATTCTGATTTTATGGATACGCTAACAAAGGAAGATGAAACAGCATTAGAGTTAAAGTTTTATCCTATTATTCCTAATGTAATAAACGTTTTACTGGGTGAGTTTTCAAAAAGATATAATAAAGTACAATTTAGAGCAGTAGATGACACATCTTATAATGAGATGCTAGAATCAAAAAGAGCTCTTATTGAAGAAAATCTGTTGACTGATGCGCGTAATAAACTAACTATGGAAATGGTTAGGCAAGGTGCTAACCCTGAATCAGAAGAATTTAAACAAGAAATATCACCTGAAAAGCTAAAGACACTTCCTGAAATAGAAGACTTCTTTTCTAAAGACTATAGAAGTTTAGTAGAAGAATGGGCAACGCACCAACTAAATGTTGATGAGGAGCGTTTTAAAATGGCAGAGTTGGAAGAAAGAGCATTTAAAGATATGCTTATATGTGATAGGGAGTTTTGGCATTTTAAAATGAATGAGGATGATTATGATGTAGAGCTATGGAATCCTGTACTTACTTTTTATCAAAAGTCACCTGACTCAAGATACATTTCAGATTCTAATTTTGTAGGGAAATGTGACATGATGACTGTAGCTGATGTAATTGATAAGTATGGTTACCTAATGGAAGAACATCAGTTAAGAAGCATGCAAAACTTACATCCTGCAACAAATGCTAAATACTTAGTTAATGGTATGCAGAATGACGGATCTTATTATGACGCTTCTAAATCACATAAGTGGAATACAGAAGCGCCTGGGTTAGATTATAGACGTCTTATGTCAAACTACGGAAACAACCCTGGTATGGAAGGTGACGTAGTACAATGGATACTTAGTGAAGGCGGGGACATTTCTGACTGGGGTGACTCTGACATGATGCGTGTAACAACTACTTATTGGAAAACACAACGTAAAGTAGGTCATCTTATTAGAATAACACCTGAAGGAGAAATCATTCAAGCAATAGTTGATGATACTTATAAGGTTACAGAAAAGCCTACTTATAATACTCATTTGTTTAAACAAAAAACAAAAGATAATCTTATTGAGGGAGAGCATGTAGATTGGTTATGGATAAATGATGTGTGGGGTGGGGTTAAAATCGGACCTAATGCTCCTACTGCTTGGAGAACTGAAGACCATGAAATTGATCCTATTTACATAGGTATAAACAGAAGTAAACCTGGACGTATACAATACCAGTTTAAAGGAGGAGACTCTTTATATGGATGTAAGTTACCTGTAGAAGGTCGTGTCTTTTCTGATCGCAACACGCGATCTACTTCATTAGTTGACTTAATGAAACCCTATCAAATAGGATATAATATGGTTAACAATCAAATTGCAGATATACTTGTAGACGAGTTAGGTACTGTAATTATGTTTGATCAAAACGCTTTACCTAGACACTCTATGGGAGAAGACTGGGGAAAGAATAATTTAGAAAAAGCTTACGTAGCAATGAAAGACTTTGGTATGATGCCATTAGATACGTCTATCACTAATACAGAAAATGCTGTAAACTTTAACCATTACCAAACTCTTAATTTAGAGCAGACAAATAGATTAATGTCTAGGATTCAATTAGCTAATCACTTTAAGCAACAAGCGTTTGATTCTATAGGAGTTAATCCTCAAAGAATAGGAACACCTATAGCACAACAGACTGCAACAGGTGTAACACAGGCTATGAATCAGTCTTATGCTCAGACAGAAATGTACTTTACACAACATGCAGATCACTTAATGCCTAGAGTACACCAGATGAGAACAGACCTTGCTCAGCATTACCATAGTACAAATCCTTCAGTACGTCTTACTTATATGACTACTGAAGCAGAAAAAGTTAATTTTACTATTAATGGTAAGGAGCTCTTTTAAGAGATTTTAATGTTTTTGCTACAACTAAAACAAATCACAGAGCTACTTTAGAGCAGTTAAAACAAATGGCTCTACAGAACAACACTACAGGGGCTTCTATATATGATTTAGGTAATGTACTTAAATCTGATTCTATAGCTGAAGTGTCTGATATACTTAAGGATGCTGAAACTAAGCAAACTGCACAGAAGCAACAAGAAATGCAACAACAGCAGGAAATGCAACAGCAGCAGCTTGAAGCAAGTAAAGCAGAAGCAGAAGCGCAGCGTCAATTTGAAACAGCACAGCAAGAAGCTGAAAGACAAAAAGACATTACGGTTGCTGAGATTAGATCTGCAGGTTACGGAGCGCAGTCTGATATAAATGAAAATAAAGAAAGTGATTTTCAGGATGCTATGAAAGACATCCGTCAAAGAGATCAATACAGAGAGCAAATGAGTTTTAAGCGTGAACAAGCAACTGTTCAAAACGCAGATAATAAAACAAAGCTCTCACTTGAGAAAGAAAAGTTAGCTACACAGCGTGACATTGCTAATAAAAATCTACAAATAGCTCGTGAAAATAAAAACAAATATGATGTTAAAGACACGAAAGAGAAGAAGAAGAAGAAGTCTTAGCTATATACTGTGAAAAATTTATAACAATAACTCAAATGTCTAAGGTTTATTCTAGATGTTAAAGTATATTGTATATGTAATAACCATTAATTAAAACCAAAACAAAATGGCTAACGAAACAAACATGGAAACAACCAGTGTAGAAAAAGTAGAAATTAACCTCGATGAGATCTTTTCAGGAGCTCCCGGGGCTAGCTCTATTACACTACCTGAAGATGAAGTTAAAAAACCAAATGTTTTCTCTAGAGGAGAAGAAGTAGATCTATCATTTTTAGATGAAAAAGAAGTTGAGACTGAAAGTCCAAAAGAAGAAATATCTGAAGATGAAAGTAACAAAGTTGAACCTGAAGGGAATACAGATGACCCAGTACAACAAGTATCCGCACCTAAAGAACCTGCAGTTACAGCTAATGAAGTTGATGAAATCCTTAATGAAGGATTAGAGTTAGCTGAAAAGGAAGAAGATAAGTCAACAGCTAAAGGTAGACGCCGTATTGAAGGTATGGCAGATGTGTTTACACAAATGATTGATAAAGGAGAAATAGTCCCTTTTGATGATGATAAAGCGCTTGAGGATTATTCTACCAAAGATTGGAAGGAACTTATTCAAGCTAATATGGATGAGCGAGCTAATAAGGTTAGACGTGAAACTCCTAAGCAATTCTTTGATAGCTTACCTCAGGAATTACAGGTTGCTGCAAAATATGTAGCGGATGGAGGACAAGACCTAAAAGGTTTGTTTTCTACGTTAGCGCAGGTTGAAGAAACTCGTAGTACTGACACCAGTACTGTTGAAGGACAATCACAGGTTGTGAGAGAGTATCTTGCATCAACAGGATACGGTACACCAGAAGATATTGAGGAAGAGATTGAAATTTGGAAAGACTTAGGTAAGCTAGAAAAGCAAGCTAACAAGTTTAAACCAAAGTTAGATAAAATGTCTGAGGCAGTTGTTGCTCGTAAACTTCAAGAACAGGAGATGAAAAGAGAACAGCAGCAAAAAGCTTCTGAGAACTATATGGCTAACGTTTACCACACACTAAAAGAGGGTAAAGTTGGAGAAATGAAAGTTAATAAGAAAACACAGTCTATGTTATATGATGGGCTTGTTAATCCTTCTTACCCATCTATCTCAGGACAAAACACAAATCTATTAGGGCACCTATTAGAAAAGTACCAGTTTGTAGAACCAAATTACACACTGGTATCAGAAGCATTATGGTTACTTGCAG